TACTTTCAATGATCATTATTCGGGTAAACCTCCCATCCTTTTTATAATTATTTTCCTCTCCTCTTCCGAGGCATTATAGTAGTCCTCCAAAATATCCGCACGGTACTTCACGCGCTTCGGTGCTTCCGGCTCGCTCGGCCGCGTCCAATAAATTGCAAAGTAACGCAGTGCATCGGGACTGTGCGTTATCTCGTGAGGCTCGATCCTCGTATCCGTAGGCTTGCGCGGATCTCTCAACAGCTCGGGCAAGTGACGAATGAGCTTCACACAGTTTCTGAATATATGAAGCCGACACTCACCGTGCTCGTTCGCCCGCAAAAGCTCCTTTATTGCGAGCCAGCCTGCCTCTCTGTCATTATTCGACTTGACAAGCTCAAGCCCCGCCTCCGAGAAAAGCAACGCCTTACTCTTGCCCGTCTCCTGCGAGCGATTCCACAAATCGGGCGGCGCCAGGACGGCATATATCCTCTCATCCGGCTCCGTAAAGTTATTTATAGCCGACGCCGCCGCACTTATCGGCAAATCAGGCTGACAGTATTCTTTATAAACGTAGCAGTGACTGTTGTTATCAATGGCGATCCAATATGCCGCAAGCATATCCAATCCGTAGTCAATGGATATGTACCGACGCCATTCCTTCGGTATCTTGAATGGATCACACGTATGCAGATCCCGCCTGAACTCGTTGAAGTACTGACCCTCTGCCACGTCCCACGAACCGTATCTCCAACGCTCGCGCATGCCGTCAGGCAGCGAATCCAGCTGCTTAACGTACTCGGGGTTCTTCTCCATAAGGATTTTGTTGTCGTCAACAAGCGCCTGAATGAACATGAAGTCCTCCGGATTCTCCCCGGGAAGATATTCACGGCTCACAAACAGCCTCTTCACCCACAAAAAGCCCACTCCGTCAGGGTTACACGTCAGATACATGCGCTTTGGAAAGTCATTCGCACCACGAAGGCACGCCTTAAGTATGTTGAATGCGAACTCCGTGAACTGCGTCGCCTCTTCGAGGAAAATGACGTCATATTCCTGTCCCTGATACTGCAGCGCGTCCGCATCTGTCGCAAAATACGAGCATCTGATACGACTTCCATTAAGGAACGTGAATGACTTCTCCGTTTCCTTGTACGGTGCGATCTCCACGGGGAGATCCGCACGCAAGGGTAATATGTGGTTTTCGCGCAGATCCGTGTACGTCTGACGAAGGATCAGTATCTTAATTCCCGCCCATTTAAGCGCGAGACGCTTCGCCTTCTCTCTCACCGCCCAGGACTTACCTCCGCCGCGCGCTCCACCGTACGCCACGTATTTAGCACGGGCAAGCATGAACTCCTTTTGCTTTGGCTGCGGCTTGCCGAGCTTAACGCAAATCTCCATCAGAATGACTCCTCGTCTATCTCCTCGGGCATCTTAACGGAAAGCACCAAAGACGCGTCCTGCTGCGTTTTTTCGGTCATCCCGTGGTTGTTTATCGCCTCGAACTTTGCAAACTGCGGGTTATAAAATCCCGACAGTGTATTCGTTATGAGCTTGCCCTTCTGCATCTCGCGCGCACGCGCGTAACAGTGTGAAAAACGACGGTTTTCATCACACCAATTAAGAAGTGTGTGTGTCGTAACTCCTATACTCATCGCAAAGCCCTCAAACGTCGGATATTCATTCGGGAAAATCATCGGCTTTTCTTCCAATAGATTCCCTTCCTTGTCATACCTCTTACAATACTCAATCCTCGTCGCAGGTTGACTAAAATACTCTATAAGCTTGTCAGCATACTCGGGCTTATATTTACACGCCACAGCGTTCTCCTTCTCGAAGAGCTGATTCTCGCTAATCCTGTTCCCCTTCGTAAACCTCCCGCGCTCGTCACGCCCGGGGGTACTTTTTTTCTCTTTCTCGCTCATTCACAACTCCTTTTTTAACAAAAAAAGAGCCATGACACCCAAATGCATGGGCATGATGGCTCTCACCTCGTTGGGTATATGGCTCTGTTTTATTCAATTATAACACAAAAGTTACTGCAATTTGTCGCAATTATGCTAAATTAAGCTCTGCGGATATGTCATATATAAGTTTGTGTCTGCGCTGATAGTATGTATTTTTGGCCATAAAAGCGGAGATTGTTGACCTATTGTAACCTCTCCCTATGGCAATATCTCTCAGTAACTCGGCACGGATTCCCGTCTCCACATTCTCCAGGGCAGTCTCAACGGCAATGTTCAGTCGTAAGTACTCGTCCAGCACCGCCCCCTTTGCACTGCCATTCTTTATTGCCTGCGATCTGCGGTAATAATCTCCACACAGGCTTTCAACTATCTTTACGACTCCACGCGGAAGTTCATAATCACAGTTACCATAACATCTCATTGTTGCGTCTCCTTCTGTCGATTCCAAATCATAACAAGCGCAAGCGGAATGGGCACTCCTTTTTCCACGGCGGTCCTTATGTACAATGCCAAATCTGCCGAAAGATCGTTTCCCTCGCTCGCTCCTATCACGCGAATTTCCTCATCGGACAACCTAACAAAATATTTTGGCTTGCTCTGCGTCCCATCGGGCGCCGTCACGACACTACAAGCAGTACACATAGGGGTACGTTTGTTGGCGCATCGAGCGCAGTCATATATTTTAGATTCCACTGTCGGCACTCCTCTCATTCATAAGTTTTCGGGCACGAACAAGCCTCTCCCTGGCTTTTTCAAAATCTACAACTTTCATGCCGGTGTTAACTATCTCCAGTGTTTTGAGCAGTATCTCATCTTCAGTTTTATCAAGAGACTTGCCCAGAGGATAAACTGTGCGGTTGTAAACAAACGCAAAAAGCATCACCTCCAGCATCTCTGCCCTCTCCTGCTCAGCCCGGAACAACTCGTACGTTTTTCCGAAGGCTCGTACACCACTCTTTATCTTATACCTTTTCATCGGGTACACCGTCCTTGTTTTTAAAATGCTGTTCAATAGAATGATTGAGTTTGTTAGCTCGTTTGATACACACAAGAAGCTCATCGCTTATACGTGACACGAGTGCTCTGGCAAATTTCATATCATCCCTCTTGATCAAGTACATCAAATATACATTTAGCGAGCCGATCAATGTCCCGAGCTTGTGCTCATAAACCGCAACTCCTACACCAATATACATGTCGTCGCACTTTTCGCACTCTACCTCGCGCACGACAATTTCCTCTCCCCAATAGGCGTATTCAAATATTTTCATTGTTTCCTTCTCCATTTTCTAAAAAATTGACAAACCCTTCATAACACCGGACACAAAGGTCTATCCTCTGCCCACCGTAGCTGCGCGGCACACCTACGCCCCAAAGGTGTATCTTTGCCGATGATATCTTGATATCATAATCGGTTATTTCCACCCCGCACCTGTCGCAATTAACTTCTATCTTTTGGGACATCATACACCACCTTTCTTACTGGTCTTCGTCGCAAGCACCAAAATCGTGTCATTGTCAGCACACACGATGCAAACGTGCATTTTATTGACAGGATCCTCCCGCTTGATACCTCTTACGGTTCCCGTGTAAATCGTCATTTGGTCAACAGGCTTATCATAATCATCAATGACTATCAAATCATCCTTGTCCATGACATGAAGTAATTGTGAAACCCTCATTTAGTTCCCTCCTTCAAAATTTTCTCCACCATTTTATCCATCGACACGATCACCCCATAGCAATCCCCATGCGACACGTGATTTTTCCACGCGCCGTAGGATTCTCTGAACTTCTTTTCCGACAGCTTACCCTCCGAGACAAGCTTCGCCATGCGGCGAAATTTTCTCTGCGCATTTCGCTTATTCTGATTCTTCAGCTTTCGGATCACTCTCCCGGTATTCGTCACGTATGTATGAAACCCGAGATAGCTCACACCGTTCTTGAATGGAAATATCTGTGTTTTACCGTTGAGCTTCAGACCTAACGTATCAAGAAAAGCAGTTATAACCTCAAGGCAATACCTCAAATATTCCCTGTCCGGATGTATCAAATAAAAATCATCCATGTATCTGCCATAATACTCTATTCCCAGCTCACCGGTTATAAGCTTGTCCATGCCGTCAAGATACAGTAGCGCAAAGCCCTGGTTGATCTGGCTCCCGAGAGGTATCCCCGGTCCCACTGTGCTATCAATAAACAGATTACACAGCCAACAAATATCCTTGTCGTATGAAAAATGGTATTCAACTATATCTCTCAGCTGCTCATGAGAGATGTTATAAAAGAATTTCGATATATCGCATTTCAGTATGTACCCGGCAAAGCCGTGCTTTTTATAAAAGGACTTCATGTGCTCGCCCAGTCTATCCAGACCGAACAGCGTCCCCTTGCCCTTCTGTCCTGCGCAATTATCGTAAATAAATACCTCCTGCAGCTTTGGAAGTATAACGTTATCACACAGACTATGCTGCACGACCTTATCCTTAAAGGACGTCGTTTGAATAACTCTCTCCTTCGGCTCATAGACCTTGAACTCATTGTATTTGGAAATAGCGTACGTCTTGTCTTTCAGCTGCTCGATCAATACGTTTATTCCCTCAAGGGCCATGATGCTGAACTTAGCAGAGCTTTTCTTGTACCCCTTGCCGCTTTTTGATTTTTTGTAGGCACGGTACATATTTTCAAAATCTATCACTTTTTCAAAATCAGTCATACAGCATAATCCTTTTTGTTTATCCTTTCGGAAGGGTTGTGCATTCTTTTGATGTGGCGTTCTGATTTCGGCTATTGCCTACTCTGTCTGACATTCCACCAATACGGGCGCACGCCGTAGTTGTTGTTGCTGTTGTTGTTATTGTTGATGTAGCCCGAGGGCGCGACGCAAAAAAGATACAACGCACAACCTATATTTATCATTTGTTTTCCTTGGTTCGCCATGCAATCGCCATGTGCTTGACGTCCGACACCAATTTACTCCAGTACTCCGCCGAGC